ATGGATAAAGGTCCAAGAGTTTTATTGCGTGCAGTGTCTGTTGCTTCTACAATAGCTATTTGACTGTCGCGCGAAAGGCTCTGTGTCAAACTTTCTTTTGTTACTTCATATGCCATTATCCAACAACTCCGTATTTTTTCTTATAATAGACAAAATTAGATTTTCTACCTTCGCCATCATTCGCTGCACAACAAGCTCTACCATTTACTGCTTGAGTGACTGCGTTTATATCATTCCATTTATTTTTTTTCCCGATATTTGGACGCTGAGTTCTAAAATACCAATCAACTAGTTGACATGCGATATCTACTTCAGCCGCTTTATCTGGGTTATTATATAAATCAATTTTAAGATCAGCAGTCGCTGATTTGTAGTTATAGTCCCACGTTAGCTGAATAAATCCTCTGCCGCGATATTTGAAGCCATATTTTTTACCAGCAAAATATCCGCGACTTCCCTGTTCTTCAAGAAATCTAAAGTTTCCACTCTCGACTCTACACTGAGCCATAATAGCTGCCTTAGCGAGAAGAGAATACTTCTTGCTGTCGAGGTAACGTTCAAGAATGCCTTCTCGTTCAATTGCGATTGCACTCGAAACTGGTTTTGCTGGATTCGCACTAGATCCATCGTCTGTTGCCGAGTCTCCAGGTTGTCCTGAATCATTCGATCCATCAGTACATCCAGTAGGCGATAAACCTCCTGGAATAGCACCAACCGTGCCAAAAAACATAGGGTGTTGTCCATTTTCACCATCAGCGAAAAATCCTATGCACCAAGAACCTTCTACTGCACCAGTCGGCGACCAACCGACACCAGAAGTTCCAGCGGAGTTTGCTGGCATTATAGGTATTGCCCATGGAAGATCGTCAGTCGGTAAAATTTCTTTATCGTCTACATGATACCCAAGAATTCTAAGTTTACAGCGACCGAGACGCAAAGGATCGTCTCTATCTTCAACAACACCAAACCACCAATAGAATTGTGAATTGTTATTTGAGGTAAAATTGTCCATCATAATTATTTACTCCCCGAGTATTTTTTCCAAATCTTAGAATAACCGCCGTACGGATGCAGACCATCGTTTTTCAGATCATCAAATTGTTCAAGTGGACCAGTAAACTCAGCACCATTACCTGATGCAATTCGACTTAGTTGATTATTGACTGCTCTTAAATCAACTCTATATTTCTTATTGTTTGTAAATCTAGTTGCAGGGAACCACTTAGAGTAACCCGACGCTGTTCCTAGAAGAATAACCTTAGAAGCACCAGCTGCCTTTAATGCAGAAATCTGTTTAGCAATAAATTCAAATTCTCTTTGCGGCGTAATCTTACCACCTTCTATCTCGAATGGCGCTCCATTTGAAGCACCGCTGCTTAATAGAATTGTTGCACCCTTTACATTGTTAGTTTTCAAGAATGTAGTAATTGCATTATATACTGTTCTTGGACTATCGCCGCCATGCGCAGATCCTGCCGCCTTGCCGACCGATTGAACACCAACACCAATACTATCACCAAACACAAAGAGTTTGCTTCCAACCGCAGCTGGTGTTGCGTTACCACTCGTGGTAGTTGGTGATGGAGTTGGAGTTGTTCCAGGAGAAGGTGTTGTAGTTTCTTGTTGCGTTTCGGTTTCAGTAACTTCTAGAATTGGATTCGCATAAGAATCTTTTACGATTTCCATATACATGTTATGATGAAATGGAGTGATATGATGATGAATGGCACTAATCATAAAAATGCCGCTGACAAATGGATCCCATAACCCACCCTCTGTCTTCATAGTTTCTTCATTTTTTTCGCCAACGGATGGATAGAAAAATCTAATCAATTTACCTGCCTCACAATCTGTTCTTCCAGGAACAGTAATTACCATTTTTAAAGTAGAAACGTCCATCAAAGAACTATTTCGTTGACCAACATATTTTTCAGGATGAAGATCAATAGAATCTTCAGTCGATCCTAACACTCCAGGATTAACTGTGCTCATAAAAGTTTTTGAGTTATATGAACGCATAACTGTAATGGGGAAAATCATATTATATTTTTTTGTATCATCTCTTACAATGTTTCCGCCATCTTCTTTATATGACTCCATATGAGCAGATGGAGTAGCAGAATCCCCGTTAAAATTGAAACCATGATCGTAGATATAAATTTCATGTTCTTTTTTAATCAAATCAAATTTAAAAACGCTACTAGCAAAGTGCCCTAAATCTTGTGACTGTAATACGTCTAAGTTTGTGAGAAATTTTACGGCTTCTACAGTTGCATATCCTTTACTCACCGATTGTTCTGTTGTTGTATCAAGAAGCGGAGTATTGTAAATAAAATCTGAGTATATTAATTTGTTTTCTAATTGGACTGCAATATTTTCCTCGATCGAAGTAAAATAGAATCCTTTAGTTGTTTCATAAAAAAGATAAGTTGGCGTTTTATGTTTATTGCCTATGGCCCTCTTAGCAATCCAATTCATAATTTGCATAGGAGTCCACATAGGAGATACAAATGTGATTTTTGAATCGTGTGGAACATCACTGATAACAAATTCGGAATTCGCGCCTTCCTTATAATCTACTAACTTAGATTTAAAAAATCTAGGAGCTTTCATAAAAGTTTCAAATACTTCAGAAGCAATTTCGTCAGTCGTTCCTGTAAATTTTTGAGAAACCCGAGTGACATTATCTAGGGCTGCTTCGAGTGAACAAAAAGAAAGAGCATAAAATTGTTCTCTATCGTTGTTCAATTTTCTGTCTTTAACAGAGTACACGCAAAATGATTTTTGAATTTTGTTGATGTTATCGTATTTTCCAGGCTCGCCAAATCCTGGAGTTTGAATATCGAGCGTAAGAATTTCATCACCGACAATAGGTAGCAAGCCGATAAGATTCCGCGCATCTCTGATGATGATATTGCCACTTAGAGATGGAGAAAACATGTCTTCAAAGATGTTTATTTCAACGATAAAAGGTTTTAAATCTAATAGATCGCCGCCCAACGTAGTGAGTTCTACTTTATTGATCAGCACGTCTCCTGGCTTGATCAGACCATTTGGTTCAGTTTTAGTTTCGGACATAATATTTTATCTAACAAGTCCTGCATATAATGTAACAAAATCAGAAATAAATTCTGGTTTTAGTATTTTAATTTCTCGTTTAGCGTCATTAACAGTTTCTTCGTATTGAATATTTGTTACTTCTTCAATAACACTATTTGTAAGATCAGTTGAATTATAATCAACAATCAAATTAGATCCATCTGTTTTTTGATAATGATGGACATTATACATTCCAGTTTCACCATATTTGGCCTTTGTATATTCAGTTAAATCTTGATTGAACATCGGCCATTCTTTTCGAACATCAACAATTTCGTTAACAATTAAAATAACCCAATGATAGTCTGGACGACCGTAATATTTATCTGCTATATGTTCAACCGTATAACCTTCAGGAACTGTAATAGATTCAAGAATTACAAAATTGTTGGAAAATTTATCTATAGAAACTCTTCTAAAGATGTCAGTAATACTTTTGGTGTTTCCCCCAAAATTTACTACCATTTTTGGATACATTGTGAAAAACATTAGAATCCTTCCTTAATTCTTTCGGATGTTAGAGTTTCAAGTTCTACAAATTCTAACCGTATTGTAGCTTCTGTAGGAACACCATCCGCAAAAGTAGTGAATCCCTCAGAACCATAATCAATTGCCATATTGATTAATGCACAATTACTAATTTTTCTAACGTACTGATTTTCTTTCCCGTTATGGTAGTATACAATAAGAAATTCTGAAGGATATGAAAGAAATAGACCAGTATCACTTTGTGTTGGATGCATATGTTTAAGAAATGCTCCAATTATTCCTTCTTTTTTTTCATCTCCTGGAACACCAAAAATGTGTTCTGCTTCTTTAGCAGTACGAGGAGAAAATTTATAATCAAACATAAATTTTCTAAATCCCATAGATCTAAAAAGCTGCTCTTTATATGGATTCTCAACTCGTTTTGATGTAGCTTCGATTACATTTTGTAGTTGATCAAATCCAGTTAATCCTGCAACCTTCGCAACCTTTCGCAAAGCATAGTCGCCCAGTTCTCCCCCCTGTAGCGCCAACGACTCAAAATCTATTCCTTTACTAAAATCAAAAGCTCCTGCAACATTAAATTTTCCAGACGCCAGTGCTCCCACTAGACCACCAAGTTCTGCTTCTGACCAATTCGCGCTATATGAAGCTGAAACTCTTTCTGAAACATGTAGAATGATTTCTGTGTCGCCGAAAATAGCTCTTTGCACTCCCGCGACCTCAGAAGCAAGAGCACCAGCTAATCCACCAACAACTCCTCCACCAACTATTCCAGTACTAACTCTTCCGAGTTTAGTCATAATTGATCGAACTGGGCTTATACTAGTTCCGCCGTCAGGGGAAGTAGATTTTCCGCCTGAATTTGATAGTGCAGCACCAAGTCCTAATGCGGCTCCTGCTAATGCACCAGCAGCACCAGCAGCAATTTTAGCGTTTTGTGGATCTACTCTATTCTGTCCTGTCCTCTCTCCCTTTTCATCTATCTCAGTTTGGTTAAAAACCCGACCGAACCCGTTTTCATGAAGATCTTTACCGTACTTAGAATTTTCGCGAACTAATGGATAAAATGCAACCCAATGAGGAAATTCTTCATTACTACCCAGACTTTCTGGATATCTATACGATGTTACTGTTTTATTACTGGATAATGGATTACCAATTTCAGTCAATAAGGCTCTGCGACCAATACCTTTATCTCTACTAAATCTCGATTCTTGCGCAGGTTTGGGTGTTGGAGCTATTGGTGTTGTGGCACCACCAGCTTGAGGAGTCTGTGGTGCAGGCGCAGCAGCAGGGGTAGTTGTTGCAGCGGGAGGAGTTGCCATTCGAATAAATATCCTATTAAGGTAAAGGTATTATTGGATATTTATATGGGTTATGCGACTAAAACACTCAAAGGTTTTTATAATATTCAAGATCCGAAGAAGTATATCGGAAATCCCAACAATATTGTTTACCGCTCGAGTTACGAATTAAAGTTTATGAAGTGGTGTGATAACAACGCATCAATTCTAGAATGGGGTTCAGAAGAACTTGCCATTCCATATGTTTCTCCTTTAGATAATAGAGTGCATAGATATTTCGTGGATTTTTATATTAAAGTCAAAGAAAAAGATGATAGTATTAAGAAGTATCTAGTGGAGATTAAACCTGCGAAGTTTACTAAAGAACCAACTATTCCCGCGAAGAAGTCTAAGAAGTTTCTAAACGAGGTTATTCAATGGGGAGTAAACCAAGCAAAGTGGAAATTTGCTAATGAGTTTTGTTTGGATAGAGGATGGAATTTCATCATATTAACCGAGAAAGAGCTCGGAATCAACAATAAATAGACAAGGAGAAATATATGGCAAAGGCACCAAAAGCAGGTGGTTCAACTAAAGCTGTGCTTAACTTAACTCGGCGCAAAGGCATTAAACTAAGCACCATGAATAAGCGCAAAAGAGCTAACTTCAAAAAGTATAGAGGACAAGGTAAACCCTAATTGGCAAACACATTTGAGAAATTACGCGCAAAAGCGGGAGATGGACAAAAGTCCATCGATTGGTATATGAGAAACGTGAAGAACCTCGTTGGCGCGAGAGTGACGCAGGGTAGTGTTTTGAGATCAGACATTGGTGCACCTCAATCAAATATTGAAATCGGTTCAATGTATCTTTATCTGTATGACCCAAAGTGGAAAGACCAACTACCTTTTTATGACACCTTTCCGCTAGTATTACCATTTGGTCCTGCAGCGGGAGGATTTTATGGAATCAACCTTCACTATCTTCCGTATATGATTCGAGCGCAAGTTCTCGGAGAACTACTAGATTATACGAATTCTAAGATTTATTCTTCGACGACTAAAATGAGAATGTCATATTCACTTCTTCAAAATCTGTCGAATGCAGCTGAGATTAAACCATGCATCAAACATTATCTTACGTCGCATGTTCAATCTCGGTTTCTAAAAATTAATCCAGAAGATTGGAAAACTGCAGTCTTCTTACCTGTCGAAGCATTCAAGGGTGCTACTAAAGAACAGGTATTCGCCGACTCTAGGAGCAAATTTTAATGGCAGTAGCAGCTCATAAACTACGAGATTTCTTAGCACAAAAAGACGTTACCGATTTTGCTAGAGCTAACAGATATGAAGTAATCTTCAATTATCCTAAGATTTTACAGACAAAAAGACATTATACTTCACAAGGAGAATCACTGAAAATAATTTCTCTTATGGCGGAAGAAGTCTTATTTCCTGGATTAATCCTAGGAACTAGAGCATATCGTTTAAATAACCTAAACGAACAACGTGCGACAGTGATTGATTTTGGCGGAGACTCTATAAATTTTACATTCTTATGCGATGCATCTTGGACAGCAAAAGACTTCTTTGGTGATTGGATGAGAATGATTGTCGATCCTGTGACAAGACATCTAGTATATCCAGCAGATTATTATGCGAAGATAGACATTTACGCACTAAATAAGAAAGATGAAGTTATTGTTCACTGGGAAGTACAAGATGCATTTCCTAGATCAATTGCACCAATCTCTGCGTCAGCATCTAACACGGAGGTGCTAAGACTTCCTGTGACATTTGCATATAAAAAATGGAGAGTTAAAGGAGGTTATGATCCTGAAGGTAATCCGTTATCGTATTCAAACGATAGCAATTTCACGGATCCTGGAGCAGAAGACTTTGAACGAAATATCGACGAAGAAATTGCTAGAATACAAGACGAAACCGAAGAAGATACAATTGTCTAATTAGATTATTAGGAGAATATAATGATACCTGTCATTGCGACACCAACTTTTGAAGTTGAAGTTTACTCTAAAAAACAAAAAGTAGAAATGCGACCATTTCTTGTGAAAGAAGAAAAGATTCTTATCATGGCTCAAGAGTCGGGTAAGAAAGAAGATATGTTAAGTGCAATGCAGGATATTATCACTGCATGCAGCTCAGGAAAAATTAAAGGTAAAGAACTACCGTTTTTTGATATCCAGAATATCTTTCTAAAACTTCGTGCACAATCAATCGGCGGAACCAGCGAATTTAATCTAATTTGCGGAGAGTGTCAACACAGAACACCGTTCGAACTAGATCTAAGTACAATCGAGCTGGTCACAACAGAAGAACATACTAACAAGATTCAACTAACTGATGAAATTGGTGTTACTATGAAATACCCCCCTGCAGATCAACTAGTTCGTGACGATCTGAAGGTGTTCGACATCGTAGTAAGTTCTATCGAAACTGTGTTTACTCCTGATGAAGTGCATAATACAAAGGACGAAACTATCGAAGAAGTAACAAACTTCGTAGATAGTCTTACAACTGAACAGTTCGACAAATTGGCAAAGTTCTTCCAGACATCGCCACGAGTTGAAAAGATTATAGAATATACGTGCCCGAATTGTCAAACTGAAAATGTTGTTGTCATGGATGGTTTGGAAAGTTTTTTCGGATAACCCTTTCTCATGACAACTTGATGAATTTCTATAAGACGAATTTTATATTAATGCACGAGCATAAATATAGTCTATCTGAACTTGAAAATATGATGCCGTGGGAAAGGGAAGTATATATCGGAATGTTATTTGCACATCTTAAGAAAAAAGAAGATCAACAGGGATAACTTAACTAATGCTACCAAAAATAGAAAATAATAATGAAGGTAGTAACACTGCTGCGGACCAAAGAGACGACATCTTTAATAAGATTTCTGCTTCTCTTCGTACAGACACATTAAAACCAATCGCTGATACTTCTGTTGTCAAGATCGTAACCGATTTTACTAACTCGCTCAAAGAAGCTAATAAAGATCTTCTTGAGGATATGGTCGAAGAAGATAAGAAACTTCTAAAAGAAACTGTAGATGCAATCAGCAAACTACAGGGTAAAACAGTAGATTCAATAAAATCCGTTCATAAACTAGCTGAACGTTTGATCCTTAATGGTCAAACAAATAATAATCCACAATTAGAACGTGTCGGTCAGAAGTTAAAAGAATCTGCCTTACAAGAACAATATAAAGCAGCTGGTGCGACGCTTTTTGGTGAAGATGACACACTCAAAAACCGATTGGTTAGGTCAGTTACTGGAACCACAAAGAAACAGGCATTTGTTCAAGGAACTTCTATCTTTGGACAAATGCGTAAAGATGCAAGCAGAGGGTTCAGAGATGGTCTAGGATTTGGTAGCAATCTTTTTGTTTCGGACGAAGAACGTCGGGAAGATGTTCGACAAAGAGCTGAAATGCAAAATAAGCAAGTCGCATTTGCTGAACAAAGCTCTGTAGATCTTGCACGAGCATTAGAACTTAGTGGTGGAAATCCACCAGATGAAAATAAAACTTCTAACGGAGAAACAACTACTTCGCTTTCCAGTTCTAATGACAAACCTGACGCAACGACAAAAAGCGACACGCAAGAAGTTCGCGCAGGTGTAAGAGATACTGACAAAACTTTCTCAAGAAGCGCAACTATTACTGGTGAAAAAGATCACTGGCAAGAGTTGTTGGATATACTTGAGAAAATTAGAAAGTGTGTATGTGAATGCCAATGCGGAAGTGGGATGGGTCTTCCATTACCATTACCATTACCCGTACCAGTTGGCGCAAGAGGTGCATCAAGAGCAGCTACAGCTGCTGCAACAGGAGCAACAGCAGCTGCTGCTGAATCGGCAGTAGCAAGAACTGCAACAAGAGCAGCCGCAGCTGCTGCAATACCTCTTGCATTAACCGCAACTGCAGCAGAATCACTTGCTCTTCCTGCTCCAAAAGTAGCAGCAGCAGAATCACTTGCTCTTCCTGCTCCAAAAGTAGCAGCAGCAGAATCACTTGCTCTTCCTGCTCCAAAAGTGGCAGCTGCCGCACCTCTACAATTAACACAGCAACGTGCTGGAGTAACATTAGAAGAACTTGGACTAAAACAAACCGCAAGAGAAAAAGTTCCAGTTGAAGCTGTTCGCGGGCAAGTTGAGCCAAAAACTGCAGCGCAAAAATTCTATTCTGGTGAAATGACTGCCGATCAAGCTAGAGAAGCTGTTAAAGCAAATAGAGCAAAGGCAATAGCAGAGGGAACGCAAACAAAGGGAGCTGCAGCCGAGCCAATAAAAGTCGAGGTCGTAGAATCTAAAACTTCTAATCCAATGAAACGTTATAATGAATCTACAGATCAATTCCGAGATAGAAAAAAAGTAGAGATTAAAGAATCTCAGCTTCAACGAAAGATAATCGAGGATACACAGCGAGCAAAGACTGCTGGTCCAAAGTTTGATAAAAGCGCAACTGATCGTTTCAGAGAAGCAAAGCGAGCAGAAATTGCTGAAAATGAAAAATACATACGAGGTCTAGAACAGCAAAATAGAAATAGATTCACTAAAGGTGTAGCAGAACCTGTTGCATCAAAAACAGTTTCGGCCACTGAAGCTGCATCTTCTCCCAGAGCAGCAACTTCACCAATGGAACCACTACCAGCATCTAGAGCTCCAGTTCCAGTAGGAAGTGCGGCAGAAGCGCCAATACCGTCATCTAGAGCTCCAGTTCCAGTAGCTACACCAGCAACAGGCGGAGCACCAATCACAGGCACTGCGGAACCAGTAAAGCCGTTTTATAAGAGAGTAATGGCTGGAGCATCAGAAGCGGTAGGAACACTTGGACGAGGCGCTGCTGCAGTTGGTAGAAC